GCCTATTGGCAGAGTTAAATATGCGCTATTTTAATTCCGCCAACAGGTATATATAATTTTTCTGATTCTATTGGTGTTATAAAAACAGCTATGGAAAAATATGAGCAGTCAGGTAAGACTGAAGATGATTTAAATACATTTAAATCCGTATATGAAGTATATTTTGACAAAGATAATATAATAGATTACATGATCGTTTCCGATTTGATCAGAAATGAAGATGGATTTAGTAGTAATTGGCAATGGTTTACGTACGATGGTATTAAGTGGTTTGTTGGTTTGTACGATTGCGACATGGCTTTTGGAGCTCATTTTTCAGGAACTTTAATAAGAGACGTACTTACAAATCATATTAGCTCATCATTGTATTTACCAAATGGTTATGTAGTAAAGTATTATTCAGATGAATTAAATACTAGATACGCAAATCTAGCTGATGCTGGAATCGCAACTAGTAAAAATATTTTCGGATTGCTAAAAGATTGGACCATGCGTATTGGAACTAGTTTTTTTGAGAAAGAATATAGTAAATGGCCAGAAACTCCTTGTATAAGTAATAGTGAGGTTAGAATAGATTATTGGGAGATTGTAAAGGATGATAATGGCAATTTTGAAATAGGACATGAAGAAACGTTTGATGCTACGGTTTCATACGCTGTTGGAGAAACCGTGTTCTTTGGATTAAACGAAATTATGGGGTATTTTAAATTTAAATGTATAAAAAATACGATCGCATTACCGACGAATAATCCACATACAATAAGTACATACTCCCCTATAAAGACATTTAAATTTTGTGATAATATTTATAGGGTAGAAAAATGGATAGATAAGAATTTATCTAATATGGATAAAATATATAAATATAAATAATATTAAAATATAAAATCATGAATGTGTGTTTAGTAACAAGATTAAAAGGAGAAGTAAAAGATGCTTCCCTAAGAAAAATCGGTGAAATGCGATTTAAAATTCATAAAGTTGATAGTCCGACTGGATCTACCCAAGGTTTTTCTGTTTATCTTACAGAAAATGCAACATTGTATATTGTTGGAGATGGCTATTTTACAGATGCTACACTAACAGAAAACAAAGGGAAGGAGATATCTGTGAAAGCTTGGGAGACTACATCAGTTTATGTAAGCAATAATGACGTAGAAATAGGGCTGATAAAAAAATACTCGTTATGTAAATTGTTTTTTACTCCTACAGAGTTTACGGTTTATAATAATAATAAAGAAATGTCTGTTGATGAATTGAATTATTCTAAAGATCTTTTAGAAATATCTATGAATAATTCTCAGTTAAAAGGAGATATTAAATCGTTTAGTGATCTTCCGTATATAGAGAATATTTATGCAAATAATACTAATGTGTATGGTGATATAATTGCGTTAGAAAAATCTCATAATATAAAATCTATATATTTCCAAAGTACGTCCATTTATGGGGATATATCCAATTTATCAAATTTAACAAATATAATCAATGTAAATATTAATAATACAAAAATTCATGGGGATATAAGTAGTGTTTTGAAATGGAATAATCTTGCTTTATTTTATGGTAGTAATTGTGAGTTGTATGGCGATATTATCTCTTTTAATAGAATGATTAATTTAAAATATCTTTCTCTATCTAATAATGCCAAAGTAAGTGGAAATCTTTCTGATATTAAAGATCTTAAAGGTCTTTTAAGTATATCACTTAATAATACCAAAGTAAGTGGAGATCTGTCTAATTTAGGAGCTTTCGATAAGTTGACAAATCTTTTTTTATATGGTACAAATATCTCAGGGAATCTGAGCTCTTTGATTGATTGCATAAGTCTCATAGAGATATCTTTAAGTCACATAACTGGGGATGTTTCTTCATTTTCAAAGATGTTAAATCTTACTTCAGCTGTTTTAGATGATGGTTCGTTTGTAGGAGACTTAGCTAAAGTTCCAGACAATCTTTCATATTTAGATGTATTTAATAGTTCGTGTAGTTTTACGTGGTCGAGAAGATCTTCTTCTGCTAAAATTATATCGATAAATGGATCTCCAAGAATCTCGAACATTGATCAGATGCTTATTGATCAATCGGCTTGTGTTGTGCCAGATAAAGTTTCAAAAAAGTTAATTTCTGCTACAGGTGAAAGAACCTCCGCTTCGGATGGAGCTGTGTTAAATCTTCAAAATAAGGGTTATACAGTATTAATAAACAGATAATATGAATAAGTTATTAAAAAGATTCAAGGTTTTGCATATTGGGAATAGGATGATTCTTCCATTAACTGAACAAGGCGACAGTGCTGAGGTTTACCCGGGGGTTGGCATTACGTACCAAGAGTTCGATTCTTATACTGAGGCAAAGTTTTATGTAGATAAAAATAAGTTGTTATATGATTTTCATTGTTAAATATTTGTTTTAGTATGAATTCCAAATAAATATGTTATTATTTATTTGGTAAATAAGTTTTAACGGTGATATAAAAACAACTATTTATGTATTATTTATTCTACATATCAGATATATCCAAATGGTTAAAATCCATCGCCATAGCCGCCGTTGTCACGGCGATGGACTTCGTGTCGCCGATCGAGAATTTCTTGGTGGTGATCCTGTCGCTAGCCTTCATCGATACGTTCTGGGGTCTGGCTGCGGATCACGGGGATTTCCGGAAGAGCAAGTTCATCCGTAGCTGGGTGTACATGCTTGTGTATTTTCTGATAATTATCATTTCGTTTTGGATAGGCGTGATGATGGATATATCGGAGGATAACGCCAAGGCTTTCGTGTCTTGGATCACGTGGGCGATGATATGGTTTTACGGGACCAATGTCTTGAAGAACATGGGTAAGGTATTCCCGGATAACAAGGTGATAGCCTTCTTGTATTGGGTTGCCGCCGTTAAGTTTATCAGCAAGGTCAACTTCTTGGATGAGTATAACAAGACAAAGAATAAAAAAGGCTCCCCAGATCCAAAAGGATAGGGGAGCTGGATGTAAAAAACGCCTCTATCACGCCTGTCACAGGTTATGATAGAGGAACAAAGTTAACAAAGCGCATAAAAGTATAAAAAATAATTGATATGAGAACGATTAACAGGAAAATCAACTTGATCGTGATCCATTGTTCGGCCACTAGTGTAGATAAGGATTATACCCCTGAGCAATTAGAGAGAGACCACAAGGCGAGAGGATTCAACTCCGCAGGTTATAACTATTATATCCGGAAGAGCGGGGAGATAGTATCTATGCGTCCATTGGAATTGATTCCGGCTCATGTGACCGGATATAACAAGAACAGTATAGGAATATGCTATGAGGGTGGTCTTGATCCGGACGGGAATCCGGATGATACACGTACGGAGGCACAGAGACAGTCGATTATAAGGCTGTTGTTGGATTTGGTCGTACAGTTCCCGGATAGTAGGATCTGCGGTCATCGTGACCTATCCCCGGATCTTAACGGTAACGGTAAGATTGAACCGGACGAGTGGATGAAGATGTGTCCGTGTTTTAATGCCGAGGAGGAGTATCGCAATATATGAAACCTTGGCAAGTAATATTAATACTAGTGTGCTTGGTAGCCAGTTTCACGGCTGGCTACCATATCCGGGGGGATGTGACTGATAAAGTCGTGTCTAAATCTGATACCGTATTAATAACCGACACGATCCATGACAGTATCCCGTATCCTGTTTACGAGACATTGGTGCGGACGATACCAGAGCCTTTTCCTGTCTACATTACATTAGACGGTGACACGGTAAAGGAACCTGTATATGTCCCGGTGCCGATAACTCAAAAGGAGTACAAGACGGATGATTACCGGCTGTCAATATCCGGCTATAAGCCTAATCTTGATTACATCGAGGTTTATAGAAGGACTGAGTATATAACCAAGACGATCACCCCCCGTAGATGGGGAATAGGTGTTATTGCCGGTTATGGGATCGGGAAACATGGACTATCACCTTACGTTGGATTGGGTGGATTCTGCAGGATTTGGTGAGGCCTCCATGACTCACGTCCGGGAAGCCCCTATTAACTAGTAATAATAATTCGTCATATGAATAACAAGGGTTGACGTTTTTTTGTTCATGGTTAATTTAATATTAGTTTGATGGTGACTTCGTGAGAACGAACCGGAAAGGGAAGATGAAGAAAAAAGAATCTTCCCTAAATAATCGGATCGGAAGTTTGATTATTTTTTCATGCCACGCACGACGGGAAGATTCTTATAAGTCTTTCTGCCGTGCATTTTTTGTGCCCGGCTTTGATAGTAAAACAAACCACGAAATAAAAAGTTTATGAATAAGGTGGAAATTTTTTACAAAAAAGTGATAGAGGCTGTCTGCAAGGAGTGCGGAACCGATCCGGTAATGATGTTTAGCAACAATAAGGAGAGGAGCGTTGACGCTAGGGGAGTGGCTATAACCATACTGGCCGATCGCAAGTTGAGCGACAATATCATATCCGATCTGACGGGGATGACGAGGCAAGCCGTGAACCGGATGCGTAATTTGTATCCGGACAGGATAAGGAGGAGTTACTATCTGAGAAGAACGGTGGAGAGCGTCAAAGAGGAGCTATCCGGTACGGTCTGAGGGTGCGTTATGTTGTAAGACATGTGATTTGTCTATGAAAAAATTTTCATATAACAAAATTTTTTGCGACATTTGCGGCGTAAAAGGTGATTTTGTAGCCTCGTCAAGTAACCAGCCTTGGCAGAGGCTTTGTTGTATACGAAAAGTTTCATTATGGAAATATATATGCCACATGCGGTAAATGATATTAGGATAGGAGAAGCCTTCAATCATCTATTCAGGATAATCCTGAAAATGGAGAATTCCGATGATGATGATTTCATATGGAACTTCCAATATACGGCATTTGTGACTCCATTTTTCTTATTGCCTCTTATGCTTTATAGAGATAAGTGCGGTAAGAATGTGGTTTGCAAGAATATATCGGACAGTGTTAAAAGCTATCTGGACTCTATTCATTTTGAAGGAGGTGTAGTAGCTGACAGTGTTAGTGATTTTCATAATTATATGGAATATTTTTCTATGAAAAAATATATTCCTATAATAAAGTTCCCGGGATGTAAAAGCAAGGATAGCATAAAAAACGATATACTATCTGTAGCAGAGAATATAATGATAAGGCAATTAAATATTGAAGGAGAGTTGAGAAAGGCTTTATCTTATATGCTGACTGAGACGATTGACAATATATCTGAACATTCAGAGAGTGAATTTGGTTATATATTTGCTCAGTATTATCCGTCAAAGAGTTATATAGACATTTGCATAGCGGATAATGGTATAAGTATACTGGGTAGTTATGTTAAGTCTGGCAAGGGAGGTATAACTAACGATGTGGAGGCTTTAAAAAGCGCGGGAAAGGGTATATCGACTAAAAATTTACCAGATACCGAGAATCGTGGTTATGGTATAAGTACTTGCAAGAGAATGTTGTCTAAGGGACTTGGAGGAACATATTTTTTGCTGTCTGGGCAAGCGTTTCATCTTATGTCAGAGGAAGAGACATCATATATAGGACTTCCTGATTATATAAAATGGGATGGAACTATAGTGGCATTAAGGATACCATATAAAGAGGAAAGGATGTTTAATTTTTATGAATATTTAGAATGAAGATCATGGAAAAGACAATTGTGATATCAGAATTGATAAGGGGAGAGCTTCGTTCTAGGACAGAAGCTAAAAAAATCTATATAAGGGCTAAGGATTTGAATAGCCCATGTGTACGTATAGATTTTAAGGATGTATATTTTATGTCTCGATCATTTGCGGATGAGTTATGCAATACAATAGAGGCTTTGGCCTTGGATAAAGTGAGGGTCTCTATGGAGAATGAGAGCGACTCTATAGATCTGATGATGAAAATAGTAAAAGGTAATAGAAATAAACCGAGGAATATGCATGAGGACAGTGAGGTTAAAGAATTTTCGGACATGGATTCATTGTCAGAGTTCCTGTCTACCATATAAAATTATTTCATGCTATATAAAAGAGAATGATATGAAAAATTTAGATGAAAAAATAGCTAAGGAGTATAATGAATTCCTAGAAAGGAATAGTTTTGATAAATACTCAGATAGAAAAACATATATCTAGTCCAAACACGCTACAATGCATGTATTGGAAACAGCCTTGCATAAATTAGGAGAAGAATTATTGGCTATAAATTTATAATTAACCGCTATCCTTATGCTTCCTATGGCCCCCAAAAATCTGGGGGCTTTTTTTGTCTCATTCCCTTCCGCAAAGAACTAGCAACAACCTCGCAACAAGCTAGCAAGGAGATATTTATTTAGCAAGGCACTTCTCTGGATTTTTGTGGTGTCCGGGATAACCCGGAATAACCATAAAATTCATGATATATGGAAGCAGAGAAAATTATTAAGGAGAAAGAGATCGTCCATGAGGATGAGCACAAGGATTACGCAAGCAAGGGCGTGGGTAACGCCGGCTTGACATTGGGTATCATTGGTACGGCTCTTGGAGCTTGGGCGGTGTCACGTAACCGTGGCGGCTTGTTCGGCGGTGGCTGGGGAGCCGGTATGCCAGAGAACGTTAACATCAACACGACCACAGGAGGCGGTGGTGGTTCCGGGGTAGGCGCTCCGACTGCGTTCATGGCTTGGGAAAAGGGCTGTGAGGAGGCGTTATCGCTTACAAACGCAATGTGGGGATTGAAAGTCTCAGGTATGCAAGCCGATTACGATCACCGCCAGACGGATATCGCCGAGAAATTCGCCTTGTGGAAGTCACAGGTAGACGCTGATTTCGGATTGTACAAGTCACAGGTAGACGCTGATTTTGGTCTATACAAGAACCAAAGAGACCAGTTCGATGTCTTGAAGGCTCAGATCGATGAATTGAGGTGTCAGGTGGCTGTAGGTTCGGCGATTCGTCCTTACCAAGACAAGTTGCTTCAATGCGAGATCGAGAAGGCGTTCACGGCTAGTGTCAATTACACCGATCGTAGAACCAGCCGTATGATCACGGGAGAATTGGTATTGCCAAATACCCCTACGGTAACAGGCTATCCTAGCTACAATCCGTGCTCATGCCCGGCATCCGCTCCGGCACCTACGGCTTAAGGTAAAGTTAGTGGCTTGTGCTCCCTAGGGGGCGCTTGCCACTTTCCTTTTTTTTAACCACTAACAGTATTATCATGCAGACAAATGTTTTTTTAGGGGGGAGTGACCCTGTATTAGGTAGCAACCCTTATAATCCGAATATAAGCGAGATAGAAGCAAACATTCAGCGTCTCCAGCAAGCGCAGCAACAGATGGAGATTCAGAAGCAACGTATGCTTAACCCTTCTGCGCAACAGGCCCAAAGCCGTAATCCGGTGTGGGACGAGATAGATAAGCTCGTTAGCGAGATGTCGGATAGCGAGTTCGAAATGGTCAATAACAATCCGGAGTATCAACAGTCCTACCAGAAGGTAATGGCTATCCTTAACCGTGAATACATGCGCATCATGCGTCCGTTGGTGGAGGAGAGCAAGGACGGAAAGGCCGCCTTGGAGGAATTGTTGGGAATGGCCAAGAAGATAAAGAAATCGGCCTCAGAGGAGGTTAACAAGAACATGGCGTTGTTCGCTGAGTACACGGCCAAATACGCCGATATGCCATACGCCGACTTCCTTAAATTGAAGAATAGCGGAAAAGGAGGTAAGAAATGACACGTGAGGAAGGTATGCTTATCGAATTGATCGATAAGGTCAAGAGACAAGGGTATGCTATCAATACCTTGAGAGAGGAAGTGGAACAATTAAAGAAAGAGTCCTATGGAACTAAAGCAACAAGCTCTAGAGCTAAAAAGCAGGCTAATTAACTCGGTGGAGATATGGGCGGAGGAAAGGGTTGACTCTTTCGTCTCCGGGAACACGGCGTTCAAGCCTCTTGGCAAGTATCTTAAAAGGGGTGTCCATAACATCCTCGTGCAAAAGGATAAGGAGATCACTGAGAAAGTGGAAGGATTCATGTTGTTTGCGGCTGACGAGAATGGCAATTATGACAAGGAAGAGCTATTCGATGACGCTATGAACGTATTCAAGAGCATGAAGCCGTATAAGTTCGAGCAAGGATTCTTGAAGGGTACGATCGGGGAGGGATCTATATTGGTGGAACTTCCGGATAACGCTCTTATGAATTTTATCCTAGGCGAAACGAACGCTATCCGTATAACGGAAGCGGATTTTTTGGAGTTGAAATCAATATTTACCGAATAATAATATGATATATGAGATACAAGGAACAGATAAGGGAGTACCAAGCCAAGGGACTAGGCTCCGAGAAGAAGATGTGGGCCTCCATAGACGTGATGGAGGAGGCTATGGAAAAGTTAAGGGAGAAAGACCCGGAGGCGTATGACGAGGCTATGCGTGATTTACATGAGGTTTTTTGTGGGCCTCATTATAATGAGTGCTTTGCTAGGATGGACGTGGCGGCAATGCGTCATAAAGGCAAGGCGGGAGAGCATAAAGGCGAGCACTGGAATATGGAGCAGGTGGCTACCGCTATAAAAGGCATGAGCATACCGGGAAATACCAACATATGGGACGTGTACGTTGCTCTTAACGCGAACTGGCATGACAAGGAGATTAAATTCACGGAATGGTTTGACCATGACGCTGAAAAGAAAATCATCGAGGACGCTATAAATTTCTATTTCCTTGACGATGACGCTCCTGAAGGCAAGGTTTGGATTTATATGTGTGCCATGGATGACTAAGACACGATCACATAACAAGAAAAGAAACGATTCTGTAAGACGGGAGATAGACCGCCTTATAGAATCGTTGTCGTTCGAGCCTATAAACTTTCATGAGATTAAGGCTAGGATAAGGCACCTAATGAGCATAGAAGGGAAAAGAAAGTGACATTACACTTTATCCTCTATGCTGACATCAAGGCTTGTCGTGCCTTATTGAGCGCGTATTGATCAACCTGTCCGTTGATCGCGTTCATTTGATCCGATGGGATACCTTGGATATTTCCACCTTGCTCAACCGCTTGTTTGTTGGATTGAATGGACTGAAGTATCTGGTCTGATCCGGGGTAATATGATAGTGATAACATTTGCTCTGCGGAAATGGCTCCGGCCATCCATAATTCCTTCACCAAGTCGTTTAACATCATTCTCGCTACCGGAGATTCAGCGGATTCCTTGATGTTGACCTTGAAATCTATATCTTGGACTGTCTTCGGGTCATACTCATTATAAGTGGCATAACCCGCTGATCTCTCCATTGATATGTTCCTTGGGGATTGATAGTATTGATGGATCGTTTTCATCTTCTTGCGAGCGATCTCGGCCTCGAACGTGGAGAACTTGGTTAGTAACGTAGCGATAGATGTAGTGGAGTTCTGTGTTTCCATGGCATATCTGCTTGCCGCCGTTGATCCCGACGGGGTTTTCCCTTGCAAGGCTTCCGACACGGACGTTATATCGTTTATGAAACTCAATTGTAATTGCAATAGCTCAGTGGTACCGATATTGGTAGAGTTCGATGTTATGACCTCCGGTTTGTTCCCGCTCTTGGACGGCTCGTAAAAAATGAATGATCCGATCTCAACGAATTGCTCGGCGAACTCACGATTGGACATCCCGTCCGGAACGGAGTCTTTAGGGATCATCTTTACTCCCTTTACCGCTGATTGGATAGCCAAGTCGTTAAGCATGATCAGCCGGTTGATGTATCGTTGCTGATCTATGATAACGGAAATAAAAGGAACTGTCCGTCCATTCACCAAATAGTGTAGCTTGTAAATATAGGGGTGAGACTTATACTCATAAGGCGTGTCATACTCGGTAAGTACACGTCCGTCCGGTGATAGCATCTGGAAATGCCAATATTGATCTATTATATAGGTGTATTCTATCAATGGGATCTCCTCCGGTGGTAATCCCTGAGATATTCCCATACGCATACGATCCTCGTTCTCTCTCTTGATAACAGGAAGATCGCTAAGCTCTATCCTGTATATAGGATCATCGGTGTCCATGATATCCACGCAACGGTATCTAGGCTTGTTCTCCAGTGTCCAAACATGGTAGGTCCGGCACAGGTCGGCGGCGGGAGGCGTGTCAAAAGACTCGTCCATGAAACGATCTGTCTGCTGGGTTCCCAGATTTTCCATACGATTGAGCCAAGGTGAGTAAATCTCCTCCAATTGCCTGTAATCATACTCGGACTCCGCTAATACCGAGGCCAGCTCGCCTAATGTATAGTCACGGATCTCCCCGATCAAGGAATCATCCCAGTGCCTTGGATCATTGGCTTTCGACTCATAGAAGAAATAGGAAGGGTTGACCACGTAGGTGTAGCTGTCCTCTATATCGTCATGGCTAGACCATTCTTCCGTTACCACGGCGCATCCACCGCAAATAAACTCTATCATCTCAGAGGTGAGGACATCTTTCATAAGGTTATTTTCCCAGTTGGTCTGTAAAGCGTCCGTCATCATCTGTGACTTGGTATCCGCGTCTTTCTGCCGGGCGAAACATACGGGAAGGGTAGCGGTCTTTGCGTATAACCCCGCCAATGTATTTACGATCTTGAAAAGATGATTGTTCTGCAAAGCGACCCCTCCCGTACGCCTCGCTATCCTATCGCGTTCCTTCGTTCTTTTCCCGTCCTTGTCCACCACGATATCACCCCATTGGTCACCGAACACGTAACGGAAATTACGAAGACGGGTGGCCCTGAAATCGCTAAGGTTTTCCCAAGCGTTTTGGCACCTAGACAGTAAAGGTATGTTGGTCTTGTCCGTGCCTGATATCTTGACGCGGTGCTTGACGCTATCAACCGTCGTGGGGCGTCGGGAAAACCGTGATTTAGGAATAAGTCGTTTCATGATTGATCTTTTTAATCGCAAATAAATCGAATAAAAGCACTTGGTTTTGTCAGAATAACCAAAATAACAAAATAATCATACCTAAAGCCCTATTTTTGCCAGAAAAGGATCACAAATGACATATGAGTTTGAATATATAAAGGCGATAAATAAATGCGAGATGCTATCCAGCTTCGAGGGACGTGATCTCGTCGGGGATAGCGGGGAAAGCCTATATCTAAAGATAAAGATAACGGAACAGGATAGACCTCTTATAAGGACATATCTGGAACAAGCGGCAAGGTCGTTGGAGGAAGGCATGTCCAAAATCATAACCTCTTCCGCTTACTCGGAAGAAGGGTTCGTATGGGAGGTCAGGACGGAGGATACACGTTGGAACGTCAACAGGAAACTGGACGAGAACCTGTTGGACGCTCTGGTTGGTTATTCCATGATGAGTTGGCTTTCCGATCGGAAGCCTGATAGGATAGGGGTTTATAAATCTTTGTGGGAGGATATGTCCGTCATGTGCGTGAAGAACATATACAGGAAGAATCCCCCGCTATTAAAAAAAGCATGATATGGACATAAATCTAGGTTGGACATATTTAAAGCATGACATAGACCAGTGGACGTGGAGGCTGGGAGATATGAGAAAGGAGGATCCCGGTAAAAGATTCTCCTCGCAGTCCGATGATAACGAGGCCGATGATACTTTTATAAGACGCAAGATAGAGGAGGCGGTGGCGACCTTAAAGGTTTCCTTGTCCGGTATCTTGGAGGATATGCCCGGCGATTCGGATGACTCATTGGATACCGATGCCGTGAATTGGGTGTTGCGCATGAAGGATCGTCGTGGAGGATATGATAGTGAGTCATTGGCGACCTTGGTCCATAAATACGTGGTGTGGTTCGTCCTTTGGAATTGGTGCCTGATTTACTTTGAGGAACTAGCCGGAAAGCTAGAGGAGGAGTTAAAGGGTATAGCGTCCATGATAGAGGAAACCGCCTATTCAAGGAAAGCTCCTCGAAAGTGCAAGAGGAAGCCGTTTAAGGATATTGATGATGTCATTGTTGATGATGTCATTATAGAAACAGGAGAAATATGAGAGACAGGAAAATCATACATCCACGTGTCGATATGCGTGGATTTGAGTTAACGATAACGCTATTGAGGTGCGAGATTGAGTATGACGTGGATTTCGAGACATGGAAGGTTGGGGATGTATCGGGCCTTCCCGGAAAGGAAAGAGCTGGGCTGGAGACCTCAGAGGAAACGGCGGATTGGATGTTTCGTCAAGTGAATGACGCGTTGTCGGAGGCTGCCGGCCATTTACGGGCGTTTTCACCTTGGGTTCAGAGCCGCGCCGTAACGGACGAGGTGAAGGATGATAGGGAATGGATCATAAACTTGGTGATGGAAAGAGGATGGCGTGGGGATCCTAGGAGATTGGCCGTTTATATCCACCGTTTCGTGGTTGATAGCGTATTATCTTTTTGGTATAGGATGGTAGATCCATCTAGGGTACAGATGTACGCCTCTCAAAAGGAGGTGGATAGAAGAAATATCATAAACGAGGCAAGGGAGACACAGGTTAAGGATGTTTATTTCAGATTATAGATCATGGGAAAAGGTTTTGAGAATGGTCACATGAAGATGGGAGGAAGGGAGAAGGGAACCCGGAATAAGAACACGGAGATAAAGAATTTTTTCCGTGATTTCGTAATCGACAATCAGGAAGAGTTCAAGAAAGCTTTCCTCAAGCTAAAGGATAAGGATAAATGCGCTGTTTATTTAAAGGCTAGTGAGTTCGTGGTACCAAAGGTATCCTCTATAAAGTTCGAGGATGCCAAAAACACTAATTCCGCTATTGAGTTGTTGAAGGTTGCGGCCAGTTACAAGCAAAAAAAATGACATATACCCCCGGCTAGGCCGAGGGGTACTTTAACGCATCCTCCAATCCCTTCTAGTCTCGAATCTTACTCTGGTTCCTGATAAAGTGTCTAAATCATACAGGTTTGAGAAATAAACGAGCCGATAGTATTTAAAAGCCCTTTGCCTAAGAGATTTAAGCCGAGACCAATTTTTCCTATCCGCGCTTACGAATACCGCTATCTTGATTTTTGAGGACTCATCCTTTCGTAAACCCAACGTCCTAAGATCGACTAGTACCTTCAAAGAGAAAGGATCTCCTAACGTCAAGGCACGTGTGATCGCTATGCCTTTTCTGGTATCTTCCGAGATATATTTTTCCAGTGAGTACAAGGCGTTACCTATTTGCACTACCGAGCTTGGATAATCTTGCGCCATGGCCTTGACCTCTTCCCCTACGAAAGTGGAGAATTCCCCGGTGTCCAAAGAATATACATAATGCTTTCTAGTCCCTTTGGGATAAATATGCAATAGGGAATTCGTATAATCATAGGCAATCTTACAAGCTCGCAATGTCTCTACGAAAGTTTCCGTGTCCGGGATGAAAAGATCGCTAAAATCCGGGTTGACATTAAAGAATGTCTCATCAATATTTACTCCTTCCAACGATGACGATAAAAGGCTGATATCGGAGCCTTGCAATAATTTAAGGCCACGCTCGGTACTGAATACTATAGAGGAATCCAGTTGCGTGATACTATCCGGATTATTGCAAACATCCCTGCTTATAGGTTGGATGGAGGAATACAATCCCGCGTCCGATAATTGCAAGGCCCATATCCCATCGGAAGAGAAAGCGTATAAGGGAAACTGCCCGAATTGCCCTTGGGACAGCGCTTTCGTGGTGGATCGGATACCTACGATCTCACCGGTTCCCACCGTGTTTATTCCCGCCAACGGGAAATAAAACGGGTTATTGACCTCGGACGTATATATCTTGTTTGGCATATTGACCGACTTGTCCGTTGATATTGGTGTGCTATCGCTGCCCGGTTTAAATATGATCGGGGCGTATGAGTCGAAATAGTAAGCCCCGTTCAGCGTGTTATGCGGAGAGAGGGTAACGATCGCTTGGTATCCGTCCGAATTCCGTGTTATCACCATCTTGTATGCGTTAGCGTTGGGGTAATATAGGTAATGCAAATTGATACCAAGGTTATATGAGGAGGATGTTTGAACGACGATATCTTTTTCTCCTTCTCTTATGAAAACCTTTATGCTCAACGTGCTGCTACCGTCGTTGTACGTCACCATGGACTCCGGAGGATAACCATCAAATAGTATCCTTTTTATATTAGCTATATTTAACCGCTGGTTATAAGTATAGGAGTAATCAGGTATTAGCCAATCTAAATTCTGGTACCCGTCCGCGTCAACAAGTTGCTCTCGATTTTGCAACGATCCCAGCACATTATCCTCTAACGTGAGAGAGCGTCTTTCACCCCCGTTATAACCGCACAAGTCCTCATACGCTATGCTTGCTACTTTGTAAAACAATGAATTATCCGGCACCTTATTATCCATGGCCTTTCCGGGTAAGACGAGTTGATCGGTATAACCTGATCCCGGCAGGGCTATGGACAAGGCTTCCTCGAATGTATGCCTGTTGTAATATCCTCCACCTATAGAGTACACCCCGAAACCGTTATCGTCTGATATTTTTTGTGCCCTATTAATCTCCCCATAATAATCAAAGGTGTATATTGGCGGCGTTATGAATATATCAAGGCTTTTAACTATGTCCTTCCACCATTCCCTTTGATTCCCCATTCCGCTGACTTTGTAATTAATGGAGCATACCACTGAGGATATAATGAAGTTTACAATGATCTTTGCGTCAAAATCCTCTGTGTCCACGTCAATAGTAAATGGAACGTGAGGAGTTACTCCGGACGATGGTATCATCAGTATCGGGGCTGATTGCATGTAAGACGTTCCGTCATATAGTCTATAAGCGTAACGAATAAAGAACGGATATATAAACATGCCTCGATCTACACTTCTCTCCCTAATAAATTTTGAGACATATCCCATCACGGAATTACTGATAGTTGATAGTTGATCTTCCGTAAAGGCTCCATCATAGGGCGGATCAACGGATACGGACAATTGTTCGGTCTTATCCAATGATCCTACCAATCCGAATGACAGGATAGGGAAGGGGGGCTTATCTCCTAATTCCTTATAAAACTCTCCATCCCAAAGTAAATATCTTATAGGATCTTCGCTTATTACAATCAAGGTGTTTCCTATGGACGTGATAGCTTTGGGAATTTTGTCATATTGGTTCGCTCCAATAAGATGGGTCGTTCCGTCCGTATCCGCATAACGTAAAACATTCGTCTGGAAAAAGATATAGTGAAGGAAATCCTTTGTCCGATGCACGTACATAAGTACCGATCCTTCCGGAAGGGTTATGCCTAATTCTTTCGGAGGCTGTATATTCACCAACTCACCATTCTTGGGTATCAAATTTACGCATTCTGATAATTCCCCCTCGTTCCCGATAGATGGAGAACGGTGTATCCCATAGGATAATGAAATATCTTGCTGTTCCATTTTTTGCGATAAAATTATATGATATAAGTAATAGGTTTTGACATATTGATCAAAACCTATTGCATTTAGGTGGCCTTGATGTGCCTGTTATGATATCTCTGAAATTAGGCAACTGCAAATAGAACGAGAATCTGCTTAACGGTCTCCATCGTTCAAGCAATGATCGGTTACACTCATTCCATCCATCTTTTCCGAAGCGGATATCCAAGGCATTAGTTATCTTACGCACGATAGACTGGATGTATGGTACATTTGCCCTGTTCCCAATAGAAGGGGTATAAATACATATTTTGTATATTCCTCCATTAATACAATCCCAGCTTCCCCTATAAAAAGTGATATGGGCTTTGTCTAGTATTGCCTCGTCTGATAAGCTTATAAATCCGTTATAACTTCCGATCAACATCGCTTCGAATACTTTTAACCCAGTGGACGAGGAAAGAAGCTTTTTCAATTCTCTCTCGTCCCGGACAATTTGGCTTATTCCCATAAATAGCTATTTTAATTGTCGACTTTCCGTATTACTAAAGAGTTGAACGTGTTCAACTGATATTTAAGACCATTAGATAGATCCTCGCACATGTAGCATTGCTGATCGTTGGAATAATATACCTTGAAATCATGGGCCATGCCATTGATACGTATGATATCGTTCTCCATGACATCGTCCCCATCCTCGTATTTCTTTCCGGTAGGGTGTGATCGTCTTGCCATTATCAATGTAAGAGATACTGGGGCGTCTTCCCACGTTAAGTATTTACCTGTTAATTTATAAATACTGCCTTTTGGAAGTACGATCGCCGAGTTGTGATCCTCGACGGAAAAATATTCCTCGTCATGCGCCGATCTCTCGTCCGTCCATACCTCTCCTTGCCGCACGGGGAAGTTATCAAGGATAACCTCGTCACCATTCTTGTTTACGGCCAAGAACACTATCGTTTGCTTGCCTAACTTCATGACATATTATAGTTTACTTATTCCTCGATTTGATTGGCTCATCAAGTATTTTTATCGACAATAGCGGATCTTTCTCCGTTAAAGTGTTCCTTAATTTTCATCATTATGAAGTCGAAGTGATTTCTAAATTCTTTGGTATGAGTAAACACGGGAAAATCTATATCAGACAAGTTCATATTTACAATATCGCTCATACACTTTACATGCTCGGAATGAGCCTTATTATAACCTATCCTATAAGCATCCATAACCAACCTTCTGACATCCATCCGGTCTATTGATTCTGGCTGTGGATCACACACCTTTTTTGAATGTTCAATCGCTAGCATTGTAACTTTTTTCTTTTTCATGTTCATATCTTCTTAAAATTGAATTTCTAATTGTTTTTTATTAGCCAAATAGATGGCTTTGCTTACTCCGGAACACCACCAATTAAAGGCATCTTCGGCAGAGTCGAACTCTAAGTACTTTCCGTATAAAGTCCGTAGCTTTTCTATTGTATTGATATATGCTCGACGGTGTAGTGGATACATTCGAAATTCTGAACGTTGGCCTTTACTATTCATAGGGCAACCAATACAACCTATTCTATCCATGATTTTGTAAAGAGGACAAACGGGAATATTTCTCATTTTCAGAAACTCGAAAACTTCCGAAGTTGTCCAGTCGAGAATGATAGAAAGTAAAGGTTTATCGCATCCCAGCTTGCAATCGGAAGTAAACTCTTTACGTTTTGCCCGGCGTGCGCTTTCTTCTTTCCTTATACCGATTACTACAAGTTCATTCAATCCTCTTCGTTCTTTGATTACTTCACAACAGTATCGACGATTCCGGAGGGGTAACATCTTCTTTTTAAGAATAAGCTGAAACATCGTTTTTTCCGGATACAGCCAAGTCACATCGGGATAGTTTGACCGGATAAACCGAAGTACTTCCATCGGGTCTACAGACGTTTTGTAGAAATAGGCATTGAACTTCACTCCAGCCATCTGGCAAAGCTCATAGATTACCTGTGAGTCTTTGCCTCCGGAAAAAGCCACATGAAAACCGCTTGGAGAGTATTTCAAAGCAAGTTTTTCATACTTCTGTAGGGTTTCAATGGCCTTATCTATTTTGCTTTGCAACATGATTCAGTTTTTATTAGTTTTACGTTAATCAATTTCTTTGATAAGCTCACTCACCAACCATTCAGGTGGAATAGCTCTTGCTTTACAGAAATTTTCAATATCTTCTCTCTTAATGTCAGACACCTTATGTCCTCGAATGGTAAACTCTCTTTGGGGAACTTCTATTTTCCTCCGATTTGAATATCCATATTTATCTTTATAATCATTCATATTTTCTTAGATGTTAATTCCGTAAGTATTCTTATCCTCTTTTGATACATTATACCAATTTTCTCCGGAGACTATACCATTAATACCTTCACCTTGCAAATCCGATCTATCTTTGATTGTCTCAGAGATAACCTTGATTTTAGGATAGGTCCCGGTGTAAATTGTTGGAACCGGCTTTACCGCCTGAACTTCAAAAATGGGAGGCAATCCTTCACCCAGAAGGTTATCCGGAACAACGGCCATTATTATCATTTTCCCTTCGGGAGCCTTCTGGCATATCATGTTGAAATATTCGTTCTTCATACTTTATATTCTTAGCTGTTAGTTATTCTTTGAAATCCAGTTATCAGTATCACAGTGAAAGCAATATCCGGTTTTAGGATGCTCCGCACCGTCTTTTGCTCCACAGGTTCCACAATAATACTCCTTGTCATATTCCGGGGAAAGACCTTTATTCCGTTCTTTGATAACGGTTTTTCTTTCTTCAAGCATCATCATTTTATCGGGATTACGACTCAAATAAAACTTTCTGACTTTCCGTATTTGTTTCTCAAACAGATCATCAGATTCGGCAATTTGTTTTGATGTATATTTGCTCATGATTCGTTGTTTTTTAATTAAGAGCCTTCATTGTAGGCTCGGTTAATACTATTCCCCAAGATCGGGTATAGGCATCCACATATCACATTCATAATCTCCGTAATCTTCAAACTCAAAATTCCCGGATGTTGCGACACGTGGAGGTTTCCCGGCTTCAACAACTATATAACCACTAACTATTGCCCCATTTGATACCATCCTGCAAAGAACCATCTCATTTTCTTTAGGTAATCTTTCTTTAACGTTTATCCACGAGGATTGCTTTGCCTGCCATTCGGCACCTGCTTTAAATAGATTGACACCGTATTTTCCAATGACAGTGCTAGATATTACATAATGTCTAGCATCTCCATGGATCTTATAATCGGCATGAAGTTCCAGTATTATTCTTTCCCTTTCTATCCTAGCCGCTTCCTCTATCGTCTGTCCCATATCAATATCTCTTTCCATGTTTATTCTCCCTTAATTCGTTGTATTTCATTTTCTGCTCAATGTGCCAAAGCAGGTCTATATACAGCAAGTCCGCATTAAGAAATATAATTACGATCGAAGCCTTGATTACTTCCGCTATATCCCCATCGTTGGTTAGGATAGATGTTAAAAAGAACATCCTCTCAGTAAAAGACATTTCCTTTAAAGCATCATCCCAGTCTTTATATTCCGGCTCTTTCATGAAATCGTAGATATCTTCAAGGCTGATATCTAACGATCCTGCGAGATCCAGCAAGCGGATGCAGACATCACTAAGCTCATCTTCAACGGTATCTTTAATATTGCTTTTGAAGGCATATATAAATTCTTCATCTTTTGTTTTAGGATCATCCATTAAGATTATCCAATCCTCAAAAAACTTCCTTCTTGCGTATAGACCTTTCCTGTCCGCTTCCACGGCCTCAGAAAGCTCTGTTATCACTAGCATCAGAAGATGCTCATTGCTCAAATCCGTGTCATGAAACCCGTGATCGCATGCGCATTTGTACGCACGGTCACGGAGTGCGTTGAAATCAATCTTGCTCATATTTATTTTCTTTTTTAATTAAACTTATCACATATTCGCATCCTGCTTCAAACCCCTTGTTATATCCCATACTATCACGGCCCTTGAAATAAAAAGAACCTAAGCATAACATAAATCCTATTATCATCAATATGAGTCCTAGGCCGAAGAAGGGTTGGGAAAAAGATATATGGAAAGGCTTAAACTGTATTGTCATTCCGGAGGATAATATGAATATTACTGAAAGCATAATGACTGCGGTTAGTATTGCCTTAATCATTTGATCCTCCTTTCTCTAAAATATCATCACAAGCTCTACTATCGCACCTTGCCGGCTTTTGATGAAATGAACACCAAGCGTCCCCGTTTGCGTCTTCATCCTCGATAAGTCGGCAATCGCCGCATTTAACCGCTAGGTATTTATTGTCAAGGTATCCTTCCTTGATAAGCCATTCGATAGTCTCTATCAATGCTTCAATCGGATCATCATATCTATGCGATGTATAGTTTACCCCGTATTCAATGCTGTATTGATGATCCTTCACCTTATTATCGGCATTATATGTTTTAGCGTTTAGTCCTGCGCATAAATAAAGCGTACCTAATCTATCAATAGCTGGAGGCATCATGTCTATTAAAGCGGATAGGGACCAAGCGGGGCAATCATTTTGATATGAATGATCGTAATATGAATTATCTACTGGGAGTATTTCTTTTCTCAATATATATGTCTCCCCATATACATCATAGTAAAGCTGACCTTTATCGTCCTTCCGAATATCTTTCCATCCTGCTACATTGCATTCATCGTCAATATATAGGATTACCATGTCCGCCGTCTCCGGTCTCACCCCGGCCTCTAATAGCCGGGCTGATTGTTCTTTATTCGTGCAAATTTGATTCATGATTGTTTATTTAATTAATTCAAACTCGTAAACTATAACATATGGATTCGATTCCCACGTTCCCTTACCGCTTATCTTGTCTATCAAAGTCCCGTAAGCCTCTCGTGGTGATTCTCCCAACTCGTAATACTGAATTCCGTAATATCTTTTGATAACTCTTAGCCTTTCTCCATAATAACCATTTTGCAGTACCGTATGCGCCTCGAACTCTCCGGATACTTCGGTTATGCCTTCTTTCAAACAGTCCTCGTCCGATATGTCTTGCATCCGTTCTATCTTTATGTTGGTTATGCGGATACGGTATGGCATTAACTCCGCTTTGACAAACATCTTGTTGAAATATCCGCTTCTTTTCGGCATTACAGGATAACCGTCTTCATCGAGTTCATAATCAGGGAAATTGCCGCATTGACTGTAACTTTGCGCTATGGCAACTTCTTCTCTGATTTTATACCGAGTATTTCTAGTGACAAGGAGATAACCGTCATCGGAATAAATACAAATCTTATTATCCTCTATTTTCGGATATGAACCCTCATAGTTATAAAGATAAAATCTTATATTGCAATCGAGCTCAAGTCTCCTTGTATGTGTTTTTATACCTTCAAGAACTAACTTGGTTAGGTTAAATCGATCATTGAACATTATTTTATTCATGCTTTATCCTCCTTCACCTCTAAAAATATTACATCTTGATTGTCTTCTCTTTGTAAATCCAAACAAGCCATATTTGCGCATTCTTCTTTCTTTCTGTTGAAGAAATAGCAGTCAATACAAAGACCCTCGCAAACCTTTAGATTAACCTTCCCTTGACGGAACGTCTCGCCTATAGCGTATTCTTTAGCCATATCTTTCCCTCAATTTATCGATGTAAGATAAGTACCATTCACGAGCTTTCCTCTTGGCTTTTTCTTCATCTTCAATACCTTCATAGAACTCATATTCCTTGGAAAAAGGATCATGCTCAATAAATTCCTCGGTCTTGCAGAACGGACAAGGGATATCACCCTCTCCATATAGTTCTCCGTTTTCGTTACATTTATCCAAATCCCATAAATATCCATTGATACAACGTGCGTCTGGATAAGATGCGCCGAAAAAGGGAAACTCAAGACATTGTTTTATTTTCTCTTCCATATTTACCCCTCCTGAATAATTACACATTCTATCTCTTCGTCCCATGTGACATCCACCGGATCGTACTCATACTCTCCATCGGACGTGCGGATCATTACCTCCGCTTCCGGGTCTTGCTCTTGGAGAAGAGCTATTAGTTCTTTATTTCTCATGACTTATTTATCGAATTTGATTTGGTACAGGTGGAAACAATTCTCATGTAGGTTGACAAATTCATTACGTGGAGGGAATATCTGCGCTACCTGCATGCTGTCCGGCATGAACTTGTATCGTATCTCTTTCAGTTCGTAATATCCGAGCGTGTGATTGGCGGATACGGACAGATGCCATTCACCCATTTCCTTATTTATGAGGATGTCCTTTCCTTTGTAGGTGAACATACCCGTCTCGTAAACTCCGTGCTCATCCTCGATATGCTCATATATGAAATCGATCGGAAGCATCGTAAATGCCATTGGTAATGGCCGTTTATATTTCTTCAATTCCTCATTTGTCATTTTCTCTGTTTTTTTATTTATCTCATCATGGATGAATGCATCTTTCAACTACGATGAATGATTAAACCTTATTTGTTTTAGCGAACACCACGCTTTCGTGATCTGGCCTCAGATGGGCCATGCAAGCAGATGAGTACTCGCAGAATCTCGCTCCCTCGTCCCGGAAGACGCATCCCCTGCACGGGATCTTGTTCTGCCCGTTGTAGTACGGCCTGTACTTTTCCACGATAATTTTCATGTCTCCTACCAACACGATCAAACCGGTAGGGGTGTTCTTCAGTCTGTTGATTATTTCCATGATCTGTTTTTTAAAATGGCATGTCCTTGTCACAACTCCCGTAATCGTAGAACTTGGTCATGCCGTCATTATGCTTAAATTTCACTAATCCCGTGGCCCCATCTCTATTCTTGGCCACGATCAACTCTCCGTAATTGCGTTCTACGTTACCGTTCTTGTCCTTGACCTCGATCTTGTAATACTCCGGTCTATGAATGAACATTACGATATCAGCGTCTTGCTCGATAGCCCCGGATTCCCTAAGATCGGATAGGAGGGGTTTCTTGTCCGGTCTGGCCTCGTTTCCCCTGTTCAATTGGGATAAGAGCAAGAAGGGAACCTTTAACTCCTTCGCCGTGATCTTGGCGGTTCTGGACATCTTCGCTACCTCGCGTTCACGGCTTCCTTCCCGTTCACCGCTCTCCGCCAATTGGAGATAGTCGGCCATGATTATCCCGCACTTGCCTTGTTTCTTCAGTATTTTACATCGTGACCGGATATAGTCCATCGTCACGCACGGGTTGTCATCGACGTAGATCGGAAGTCTCCAAAGCTCATTCACTGCCGTCTCTACCTTGTTAATCTCCTCGTTTGTCATATACCCGGACTTGAACCGTTCCGGATCTACGTCGCACTCGGATAGGATCAGCCTGTTAGCCAAGCTTATGTCGGACATTTCAAGCGAGAATATAGCCACGGGCGTGTTGGATTTTGCCGCCGATTTGGCCAAGTGAAGCATCACGGCGGTATTGTGGGTGACTATGTAGTCATCCGTTATGTACAAGGCCTTCTCATGCGATACCGATATGCACTGGCATTCAACCCTGCGGTTGGTCGGTGTCACGGACATCACGGTCAAAGGTTTGTTCCTCCGGTCTGGCCTCACTCTGTCGAATTTCCTTGGGAGCGTGAAGCATTCCCTAGGATTGTCCGCTACGATCACGAGCCTGAAACTGTTCCTTTTCCGCTCGCCATAAAGGAATGAGCGTCTTTCTCTCAAGGAACATTTATATCCTAAAGACCAGCAAAGTGTTTGTACGCCTCTCGCCAATTTAGCGCTCGTGGTGTTGTAGCATATAGCCCCATTCTTGTCTATATCCCCGTCTGTATCGAGAAGACCGTTCAACAGCTCAACCCTTTGATCCCTGCATGCGTCAATGTACATGTCCGGGATGAACTTCTCGTAGGAATGGACATTCAACAATCCTAGGCTCTTTAGCTCTGACAGGTATTTATTGACCTTCCTGTTCTCCTTGTTGGTCACTAGGAAGCGATCATCCGACACGATAACATCGTAGTCGACCATACCTTGGATCTTATCAGCGATGAACTTGTCCGGCTTGCACCAGCTAACCCCCTTGCTCAAGACTCCATCTCCTAGCAAGACTCCCATGAGATATGGGTGGATCACGAAATCTTTCTTTTCTCCGAATATCCCGGAGAAACGAGGAATGCTTATTCTGCCGGAATATCTTTCCTTGCTTATCAAGTCCATAAGCTCTAGGGTAGATACGACCCTTTCGGCCTTGGCGTTGAACTTGGAAGATATTACGCTCCACAAGTGGCTGCCACAGCATTCGATCTTGCGACCGTCCGAGAACTCGACCATGTATGTCTTGACATGTCCTTGCGGGAATATGCCGGTCACACGTGATTCAGCCCCGTCTACGGAGCAAACTTGGTCGCCTATCGCAAGATCCTTGTTCAGTTTCCATCCTGAAGGTGTCAATACCTTGGCATCCATACTTAGAGCCTTTCCCATGGAGGGCCTAGCCGCTATTATCACCAAGTTTCCCGGCTGCCAGCCGTTAGTGATCTTATTCAGGTCGTGAAGCCCAGTGTCTACACCAGACCGGATGTTTTTCCTAGCCATCTCCACACGCTTGTATAAACCGTCCATGGAGCCTTTAAGAGCCTTGGATATATGCTCGCCATTAGACTTCCCGATAAGCTCCTCCATGAGGCTCTCTGAGCCGTTTATGGCCTTGTGCAGTACGTCCCCTATATCCTCGTTGGAATAGATAGCGTTCTCAAGTTCATTGGCTATCACCAGCCCTTTCCTCTGTATGGATCGCTCCTTGACTATCATCGCGTGGTCCAGTATATGGGCCGATGATCCAATCTTGGAGGTAAGGGAGGCTATGTAGATCGGTCCCCCTATACCCTCGAGATCTCCGGATGACAGCATCGCTTGGGTGACCGTCATCATGTCTATGGGCTTTCTCTCCTTGTATAGCCCGGATATGGCCTTGAATACCGATTGGTTCCTCTTGTCGTAGAAATCGGCCTCAGATAGTTCCGAGGCGATTTTCTCGAAAGCGTCGCTCTCTATGAGGCAAGCCCCTAGTATTATCTGCTCTATCTCCTTGGCTTGAGGAGGTAGTTTCCCGTCAATCTGGGACGATGTAAGTGAGGTCTGTGCGATGCTCGTTCTTGCCATAATAAACCTTGTTTTTGTCTATTGCGTTAATCAATGTCATTCTCATGTCAATCTCTTTAGCCCTGCTTTTTTTCTTGTGCTTCCATCCGGCATCCGTTGCCCAGAAATTTGTGCAAGCCTTCTCGAGAGATAGTTTTATATTTACGCCGGGATAATAGGCTTGTTGGGTCTCCATGATCTTTGGATCGTCGCATATGCTCTTATATGCGCTACGGACTAAATCCAAATAGATGTTGAAATCATCTTTCCATGTTTTTACCTTTTCTGAGTTATCGCCCGCGTCCGGAACGGGAGTGACGGTGTCCCCCGATTTGGGGGTAGGGGGTATATTATTATTATCTTTATTATTATTCTTGCCCCTACCTTGCCCTTCATTTTCGTTGCTTGCCCCTAGGCTTGCCCTTAGCTTGCCCAAAGATAGCTTTAAGTCTTTGATTTCTTGTTCTATATCTATGCCCTTACCCTTGCCCTTATCCTCGCCCTTGGATATATTTATAGGATTGTATAAGTCATAATTGCATAGCGTTATAACATTCATCCCTTGGGACGCGTCTGTTGTTATCATTCCGTCCTTTTTTAGCATATCCAAGAAATTTCGAACCTTTTTATCTGAGTTCCATTTCCACTTTTGGGAAAGAAAACTTATGGATGCCGGATATTGTCCTCTTCCGTATGTTATTTCCCTACCTCCGATACTAGCCGTAAGCTGCGTTGCCTCAAATCGTGCTGACTGTATCAAGTCTATCCACGCTTCGCACTCGCTAAAAGTCCGGGATGCTTTCCATATTCTGTGGGAAAATAATTTACGAGATAACATGATAAATCCTTTATCCATATCAGTTGTCGGCATTTTCCAATTCTTCTTCTAGGAACTTTATCAATCTTCTAATATCATCCTTACTTATTTCGACACTCTTGGTCATGTAGTCCGAATATTCGGATATGAAAAAACTTATGCACTCATCAGATTCACATAAAGGACTTACCTCTAATGCTACACAAGGCTCAGACTCTGATATAAATTTCATAAATGTGCTCATGTCTTTCTATATTTTTATATTATTAATCAATATATTATTCCTCTATTATACAATTCCTCCCTATATTGCTCCAACGCCTGAAGGCATCGTTCCTTGTCCATGTATCCCATTGGCATTATTCCGGCCAACCTTGCGTTGCATCGGTCTATGCCATATTTGAGATCCTTGTTTGACATTTTCTTTATATCCATGTTATCTCTTTTTAAAAGTGTTACAAAATCTCGTGGAGTTAGCTACCCGTCCAGCGTCATGTATGATGCACCAAACGCATAGACCCTTGTGAGGATGTCCGTTGGCGCAATCGCCACATTTCACCTTTTCTTGCTCGTCTTTCTTCTTCGCCATATCACCAAGTCTTTATTTTTATTGGTAGATCGGCGTACCACCAAGCCAGAATCGTAGCGTCACGTTGATCTTGGTTCGTTCTCTTAGGCAAGGGACCGACTATGTAGGAGAGTTCCTCATGGGTTATCTTGCCCTCGTCCCCTTTCCAATGCTTGGTCAAAGGCTTTACCTCCTCGCAGGGAATCCCTATGTGCTCGCACATCTGGAGAAGCAATATCCCGGTTTGCTGGTTACGACCTACATACTTGGCTATCCTCTCGCCGGATTTACCCCTAGCCTTATGGAAGTTGCTTTTTTCGTTAAGCCATCCGGCCTCGACAATGACCACTATGTCTACCCCCTTGTATCTCTCTCTTGCCTCCTTTATGAAATCGACCAACACAGGGAAGGGGAGGCTCTTTAGAATTAGCTGTCTCGTTGAAGGAGACAGTACGCATATACCGGATTTATCTATGTCCGGGTCAACGGCTATCACTAATTCGTATCTTTTCTTTCCCATGGATTCCTCCTTTCTTTATCGTTTATTAGTAAGAATATGGCCAAGATCACTGCTATAAGTCCGAGTATTGCGGTGATAAGGTACATGGCCATTGTCAAGTGATCTAAATTCTGTATTGTTTCCATAATTAGATGTTTGTTATTCGTGGACGGTGCCGGGATCGAACCGGCCTCTTTACGTCATGCGCACTCCGTAACGTTTCATCCCGGAATACTTACCGCCCGAAATCCCCGCATATCCTCACGGACGGCGGGGATAAAAACTAAATCTAATACCATGAAAAACACACTCTAATATTAATTATCTGTTTTGCCCTTTGGTACGCTATCAGCGTCAAACGGGAAGATGTCCATAATAAGGGTCTCGCTTACCATTGCCAAGGTATAATCCGCCAAGGTCCCTTTCATATTCTCCTCGAAGCATGAGATTGCTTCCTTTAGGCCGCTCGCCTGTACTATGAATCTGGCCGCTGTTTTCTTCTCTATGCCGCTCTTCTCATCAAGCGTGATAAAATAGATCTTAATCTCATAAAATCTATCACCGTTATCGTTAAAGAATAGTTCCGCTATCTTTTTACGTGTTATGTCGGCGATAGTGAACTCTCCGGTAATGTACGGCCTTAATTCCTCTATCGTGCGTGCTTCAGCCTCCGTATAGGAGAGGGCATCCACTAAATAGGGTTCGACCACTCGTTTTTGCATGCCGTTCTCCAGCATCTTCTCGTATGCGACCTTGCTAATAAACCAGTTTCTCATATATACTTTAATAATTAATGTTATACTTCTTTCTTTCGTATTGTGGTACATACCCCTTGCAAGGGGTGTTCCCGTCAAGTAAGACCGATTCCGGCCTCACAGTTTCCCCATCTTTTTTAGACGGGTCTTTCCAATGCTTTTGCCGTTGATGGCAAAGGCAATGTCTTTTAGAACATGCCTCATTGAGGCAGAATATCAGTTCTTTCATCTTGGATTATTTTCTCGAGTTTCTTTAGATCCTTTTTGGCTAATCTTACGGTATCAGCTATCCTTGGTCTTCCCTTGGAATCCACGTGTTCTAGGATAACTGATAGATGGCGGGACAGTGTTTTAATGAAAGACTCGGATAGCTGGTACCTTTTAACCATGGCCGTTATTTTTTATAAAAACCTTGGAACCTCACGATACCTAGATACTCGGGAGATTTCATTAGTCCGTCCCCCATGCCGCCCAACGTCTCGGCTCCCGGCTCGTCAAGGACAACCTTGGAGTCAATCTCCTTAGGTACACGGAAGCATATCTGTACGGGGAAATTCACCTTAGCGTCTCCCGTGATCACGTTAACCGACGCTCTTTGCGTAGCCGCCATGATCCGGAACCCAAGCGATCGTCCCTTTTGTAGCAACATCTTCAGATTCTCCTCCAATGACTTTTCACGACCGACCGTGCGTAGTTCCATTTTAGGCTCGAGGAACCCGAAGGCGTTCTTTCGCTGGCCAACCTCGACCATTTCCTTTATGTCAAGTTCCGTTCCCGATCGGGAGGACGCTACCGCGTCGGCGAACTCATCGAACACCACCAGCGTTTTCCATGATGCCCTCGATTTAGCCCTTTCCTGCATATCCTGTACGAGTTCTTTCATCTTGGCCTCTATTTCTTCTATATCATTATAGACCTTTATGTATTTCTCGGAGGAATAATTACAGAACTCGTATTTCGGATCGAAAATTACGATGTCCCGGATACCGGCTAAGCGGGCGTATTCTATCGTGGATATGATACACACGGATTTACCGCTACCGGTAGCTCCGCAAATCAAGGCGTGAGGCGTGGAGTTGTTATTAAGATCCCACACCACGAGCCTTCCGAAGTTATCCGTTCCTATGGGAATCCTCATGCCGTCGATATACTTCTTGTCCCAGTACAAGGACTTGGTTCTTTTCTTCGGTGATTCTATGGAGAGGTAGGATTTTCCCTCATACACCATAAGCTCGTTACCCATCCTTATGGATGGCACGTCCAGTGCGTTCGCTATGTCTAGCTTGTATTTCATCACTGTCGTGATCTTTGTCCCAGCGGATACCTCTAGCAGATACGTGTCTGACGAGTACCCGTTAATCTCCTTGGACACGTTCACGATCACCCCGAATGTCCGTAGGATATGTTCTATTTTCTCGCTGTTTGTCATATTACTATTGGATAAATCGTATTGAATGAATGAGGAAGCGTTCCTCTTGAACTCGGATATTACCTTGGGGTTTACCGATCCAAGGGAAGCGTCCCGTATTTTTTTCTGTCTCTTCGATATCAATTCCTTCTTTGACTCGGGCACGTTGAAATCATCGACCTCCGCTATCAGCGTCTTGGCCCAGAAATTATAAAGCTCGGCCCTGTCCACGAAGTTGTCGCTATCGTTGATCATGTACACGTAATCCGGATCGGACACGGCCTCTATCATCCTTTTTAGCGGCTCGTACAATATGGCCTCGTAAAGCTTCCTCGTGTCGTTATCGAGATTGATCACGAATTTCTTCAACTGGGAGGAGCCGTCCTTGTTTTTCGAGATCTTGTTCTCCACGAACCATACCTCGTCAACATTCTCCCCGAAGCGGGACTCATAGCACTTGACGTAGGTCATTGCCTGTTTCCCGCAGGTAAACGTTAGCTCCTCGTCATCGGTGAACTTGGCCCTTGACTTATGGTCTATGATGACCGTCCGACCGCTTTCCGTCCTTATCGCCAAGTCTAGCCTAGCGTGGCAGGGCAGGGGGATGTCCACCCCGTTTATCGTTACCCATTCCTCGCACCTTGATTCCACGGCGATTATCTCCTTGATACCGGAAAGATAGATATCCTTCTCCCCGTAGAAGTTATTGATAAGCCTCGTGGCGTTCTTGGTGGCCTCGATCTTGCATTCCTCTACGGTAGGTGTCGTTTTCTGTATCTTCCAATCATTCGGGTGTACCTCCTCTATGTATGAGAACGCTACCCTCTCCATTTCCGTGATCGGTATTATCTGCCCCTTGCGCTGTAGCTCCATGAAGAAATACTCCAAGGCCGAATGATAGGCGTTACCCGCTACCGTGCTGGAGGATGATCTGGATCTTTCCCGGTAAATCTCCCGTTTCTCGAACTCCTTCTCGTTCCGGGAGAAAGAGGCTACCTTGCTGTAACTCCAAGAGTCGATAAGGTAGTTTGATAAATGCTCCTCCAGCTCGGCGTTGGTATAGGATGAGTACTTGTTCATGGCATGTCCTCTTTGTTTTTGCCCTTAGACTGTCTCATCGCCTCCTTTTTTTGATCGACATCTTTCTTTGTCTCACGAATTGGAAGGATTAGATCGTTTACCGTGGTATCCCCGTCCTTTAACGCTTGTATGATCCCGATCAGCATGGCGATCTCGTCGGGGCCTATCTGATTGCTGGTCTGTTTGCCGCATAGCTTAATGACCTCCTCTTCCGTTATGGCGTATTCGTTCTTGAACTTGTTGATGATATTAGTTCTCGTTTTTAATATCTTGTCAGCGTCGGATAGATCCCCCGTGATGAATTTTTGGGCGGCTTGATAGACCCTGTCCACTATGGCCTTGGGGATAACGGCGAATACGGAATTGCGATAAGCTATGGAGTTGGCGGCGTTTCCCGTTACGGTAATCATGTCGTCTGAGTAACGTTTCCCCTTGCTATCCACTATGCTCCTGCGAACCTCGAACGCGGACGCTACGTTTGTCTCCAGATCCCAGCATGTACCCCTGCTGATGATCTGCTTGTCCGTTATCTGGATAACCTTGGCCTCAGTCCTGATATTACCCCAATTGGATACGATTATCTTGGCGAGGTGTACGGATGGCCCAGTAATAGGTTTCCCTCCTCTTGGCAAGGCATAACTGCATGACCTTGCCGTGTCTTGATTCATCGTGGCCATTACCACGGAATTATCAATACTCCTTCTGATATCCCTAGGATATCTTTTCGCGGTCGCAACTTGTGAGTCCACGTTTGCTCTCTCAACCGCATCTACCTGTAAAATTTGTACTTCATGGCTTTCTACTGGAAGTACCTCGTAACTGCTTGATTCCATGATTATTTATTTTGAATGATTTTCTTTACCAATATAAAGTGCTGGTTTCCCAATCTCGTTGATACCGATCGTCCTCGGATTCTGTTTCCTCCTCCCCGTCGTACTCCGGTTCGCCGTCGGGGTCTTTGATGTAGATGTCTCTCATGCGATCCTCCGATAAGCAATGCCTTGGGGCTATTGTATTTCTTTAAATACCCCTCCATCTAATTTGTAATATGTATCCGCCTTTATCTTCTCCCCGTCAACAAATTCCGTTTTTACGCAAACGGGGATATATCTTTGCTTTTTATCCGAATAAGACCATTCGGATAGTGTTATCCATGATCCTTTTGAGGCTTTTGCTACTGAGTTAATACCTGCGCACATGATGACACAGTCTTCGCCAGTGCTGTCAATCTTGGCACCGTTGCCGGACGAACCAATCTTGGCACCGTTGCCGGACGAAC